AGCGATAATGATGATGATGTACCACGCTAATAACAGTAATTATAGTTTATTAGGACGCCAGCTAGGAATTCCTCACACAACTGTACGCAAAGTATATTTACGCGGTTTAAATAAACTAAAAAACAAAATTAACAATAAAATAAAACAATACAAACATGGAACTATCGATAATAGAAACATTACTGATATCCTCAGCAATTGGGATGGCATGGGCAGTGATAATGAACAGCAAACCTTATCTCTGGCTTCTGAAATTTTTAAAACTGGATACTTTAGAACTATTTAACTGTGCGTTATGCAGTGGATGGTGGTTCACAGTAGTTGTCCTGTCAAATACTATTACTACGTTCTTATGGGCACTTATATTTGCGGGCGTAGGTGCGTATGTAGCTGAACATATAACTAGAAAATTAAACACAATAGAACTATGAAATACAATACCCCAACAGACGAAGAATTAACTTACTTAGCTAGTATCAGAGGACAGAAAACATACAGCCCAAATGATAGGGTTGTTATGTATAATGTTTATAATAGAATATTTGGTACTAATAAGCAACCTACATCCTGTGGTAAATGTTTAGCAGGTACTCACAGAGAATTAATGACAGTGTATAATAACGAAAAAAATAGAAATAATGGCTAATCCAAACTGGACAGAAGGAGTATCAGGCAACCCTAATGGACGTCCTAAGGGTGCTGGAAATAAAGTAACTAACAAAATTAAAGAAGCATATCAGCAACTTGTTGAAGGTAACTTAGATAATATGACTGAGTGGTTAGGACAAGTAGCTGAAGACGACCCTAAGGAAGCAATGATGTTGATGTTGAAGTTAAGCGAATATGTAATCCCCAAATTAGCGAGACAAGAGGTAGTAGGTGCTGATGGTAAGGACTTATTCGAGAATATGAAATTTGAATTTGGTCCAGACATAAATGATGAAAGCAATAGGATTCAATCCACATAAGAAACAAAAAGAAATTATTGATGGTGTGCTTAATGATACAGCTAAACACCATATTGTTTCTGTAGGTCGTCAGTTTGGTAAATCCCTAATGGGGATAAATTTGTTATTGTATTGGGCTATAAATAAGAAGCCGTGTAAGATATTATGGGTGTCACCTGTATATTCTCAGGCTAATAAAGTACAAAAGGAGATTGACAATGCTATACGACATACTGACATTATACGAACTTGCAATTACAGTGAATCCTACATTAAGCTTAGAACAGGCAGCGAAATATATTTCCGAAGTGCTGAACGATACGATAACATCCGAGGATTTACTTTCGATTATGCAATTTTGGATGAATCCGCATTTATGCGAGGAGAAACATGGTATGAGGCCGTACGCCCTACTCTTGCCGTACGTGGTAAGAAAGTATTATTTCTCTCCACCCCCAAAGGTAAAAATTGGTTTTACGATTTATTTAAACTAGGTGAATCTGTAGACCACCCAAATTACAAATCATATAGGGGCAGTAGTATGGATACTCCGTTTATTGTAAAAGAAGAAATTGATGATGCTAGAAAAACACTACCTGAACAAATATACAAACAGGAGTATATGGCTGAATTTATAGATGATGGGGGTGAGGTGTTTAGTGGATTAGATAATAATACATTTGATAATTACCCAGCTAAAACAGGTACTGTATATTGTGGTATTGATGTGGGTAGAGTAGATGACTATACAGTCGCTACAATAATGGATACCAACGGTAATGTACTTGACATATACAGAAACAATAAACAACAATGGGCGACACTGGTTAATGAATTATATTCGTTTATAACCAAGTATAACGCTGTTACTTGCATTGAAGTCAATTCTACGGGTGACGTCATATACGAACAACTTAAATCGAAATACAACAATATAAATGCGTTCGTAACTACAAACAAAACAAAACAAGAAATTATTGAGGGGTTGATATTAGATATGAATGAGAAGACAGTGATGATTCCCAGTAAACAATTATTTCCACCATTATACAGTGAGTTGAGTACGTTCACATATGAATACAATCCTAAAACTAGAAGTATCAAATACGGACACCCAACTGGGTTACATGATGATACTGTAATCTCATTAGCACTGGCTAACTACTGTCGCAAAACACAATCGTCACGTGGTTCATACAATTGGGTGGCGTAATTATATTTAACAACGATGAATGCTATTTTAGTAGATAATATTGAATACCCATTACCTAATGACTTCACTCTATCGCAATGGAGGGAGTTAAATGAAATTGGCTTTAATAGAAAAAAAGAATTAATAGCGAGTGCGTTTGGTGTACCGTTAGAACAATTAGAGGGTATGAGTGATAGTGCAGCTGATTTAGGTGCCCGTATTATCTATACAACATTATTTCCAGCTGACGCTGAACCAAATACTGATGGATTAAAGTCATTTAAAGATATGACTATTGGACAATTTATTGATTTGGAAGTTTACTTAGGTGAAGGTGCTAACAAAACAATTACTAACATAGCAAACATATTATATGAAAATGAAATAACAGACGAAACACCAATTTCACAAGTGTGGGGTGCTTTCCAAAGTTATATGAATTATAGAACCTTGTTATATAAGCAATACGAAGGTTTACTCGGCGGAGGTAGTGATGATGATGAGGTAGTTGAAAATAAACCGGTTAATAAACGTGATACCGCACATAACTGGTATAACACTATCATGTTTGTTGCTAATGATGACTTACTTAAAGCAAACCAAGTAGTAGAACGTCCTGTAATTGAAGTGTTTAATTACTTAGCTTATAGAAAAACTAAATACCAAGCTGAATTACAAAGGTTAAGACAACAACAACAAGAAGCAAAATATAAAAGATGACTTATAAAGAATTAATCGATACATTAGAAACAATTATCAATAACCATGCATTTGTAGACACTTATGGTTATGGTAATATCAGTGATATAATGGTACCTGATAATGAGGAACCAGCTGATTACCCCTACGTGTTTCTTAATCCAGTAGATATTAACATGGATAGAACTAATTTTGCAGTTAATTTAAATATGATTGCAATGACGCAAGTTCAAGATGGTGAGGATAATGAATTAACAGGACAGGACTTATGTGTGCGTATACTGTCAGATGTAATTTCAGAATTCACAAACCAAACAGATTATCCTTTATTTGATGTTGAATTACCTGTTACTATAGCACCGTTTAAAGAACGATTCCAAGATGACGTTGTAGGTGCGACAGCAGCACTTACTATAAACTATGCTAAAGCTATAGACGGCTGTAACACACCAGTATTATAATGGCTGTAGTAGAAGATAACATAGCAGAATTAGAAGACTCAATATTAGCCGCTATTGGCTTTTATGAGGATACTATACCTAAACAAATGTCTAGGTTAGTGTCTGATATTACACGTGAATTAAAAAATGGAAATTATAAAAATAGAACAGGTGATTTAAGACGTAGTATACAGGTAAAACTGATAGATAACGATATTAGCATTAACATGTTGAATTATGGTTATTTTATCTCATTTGGTGTACAGGGTGGTAAATACAAAGCATTAGGTTTACCTGATGAAGTAGCATCAGCGTTCGGTACAAGAAAATTTACAAGTAAAAAACGTAAAGCGTGGGGTATTAAACCTAGAGATTTCTACCCTGATGACATAGAAGAAAGAATTATGGAAATATTAACTAACGAATAATGGCAATAACATCAACAAATCCAAACGACGTAGAACAGGCATATGGTTATAATATGATTAAGCTGGCTAACAGTGTAGCTAGCCCTAATAGACATGTGCTTCAAATCTATGATGATAGTGATACACTGATAGGTGACTTAAGGCAGTTGCCTAATTCGAATGTAATAACACACTATAATATTAACCGTCTATTACAATCACAGGTTAGTATGACACCAACACATGGTAATTTAGATTTATTCACTTGTCCAAATGAGTGTTTTAATTATTACTTTAAAGTTGGTACAATTACTACTGCTGATGTAGTTGTAATAGATGCTACATACAGTGGTAGTAACACAGATATAAACAGATTAATGGCGTTGCCCGGTAAAAAGGGAATTAACGATGATGGTTCTACTGATTGGGGTGCGTATGAAGAATACGTTCCAGAAATTACTGTAGGGTATAATGGTACTAACTATTATATTACAACTGACACATACGCTAAAGCTGTTACTGATAGACATTACGATGAAACTACTTGGGGTGCTATTACTGATGGTAAACCAGCTGCTGGTGATGGTGATTTTGTTGCTGGTACTCCAATTTATAAAATTAGAATAGCTGAGGACCAAGATTATTCATTACAATTTATAAACAGATGGCTTGACGCTTCAGGACAATATTACAACGGTATAAATTACATTAGATTACAAACGTATACTGATAACACATTAGTATCAGATGTATTCATTGATAATACTACAGTTAATGGAGGTGGTCCTGATACTACTATAAGTGATGAAATAATCCCTAAAAATGAATATGCTATGATTGGTGCTAATATTGGTTTCCAACATAGTGATATTACTTCAGCTATTACGCACTATTACGTTTGGGCTTCATCACAGGCAACAGACGCATACATAACTGACGATGATGTTAGAACATCGCAAGTTTATAGATTTGATATTACTGATGGTGAGTGTAATGATTATGATAATCCAATTGCTGTTAGATGGTTAAACTCAGTTGGTGGTGTTGATTACTTTGATTTTAGAAAGAAAAATGAAGTTAAATCAACTGTAAATCGTAACACATATCAATCTACTAACGGTGGTTGGGCTGATGTGAATTTTAGAGTATACCCGTATGAAAGAGGTGAAACCATATACAATCAAAGTATTAACGAAATACATACTGCTGACACTAGATACCTAACTGACGATGAATCTACTTACTTAAGGAATTTATATGAATCACCTGATGTACAAGTTAAGTTCTTTGGTGAGACAGTATGGAAACCTGTAGTATTAACTTCTAATAGCTGGACTGGAAAAACATTTAGAAAAGATAAATTATTCCAACATAGCATCACATTTAGATTAGCTAACAAACCAATAGCACAAGGAGGATGAACGACATTAATTTAATTGTAACAAACGCTGATGGTAATGAAATTTGGTTGGACTTATATGAGGAACAACCTATCAAACTCACCTTCAATATTGAAGACATCATCACAACTACACCTAAAGCTGAGTATAGTAGGAGATTTAGACTTCCTGCTACTGATAAAAACTTTGAATTCTTTGAAACAGTATTTGAAGTTAATGGTACTGATTTTAATCCGGGAAACAAATACGCTGCACGTATCAACATCAATGGTTCAGACTTTAGAATAGGTGAAATACGATTACAGAATGTTTTTAAAAATGATGTTACTGGTAAATTAGATTATGAGTGTGTATTCATCGGTAGTGCTAAATCGTTAGCATCAGAAATAGGTGAGAAACATATAGGACAATTAGATTGGAGTGATTACACACAAGTACATGATTTAAATATTGTTACAGGTAGTTGGGAAGCATATCCGGAAAATGGTAGTTTAACAGCTGGTATATTTGATGGTAATGTAATTTTCCCAATTGTTGATTTTGGCAACACATATACAGGTACTGCTACTAATGAAACTAGAATAGCTGTAGGACACCCTTCATCTGACGGTGGTTCATTCGACCAATCAAACCACCCTTTAATATATAATAGATGCTGGCCTATGATTCGAGTAAGGGAAGTTATGAGGCGTATATTTGAACAACATGGTTTTACTTTTGATGGGCAATTCCTTACTGAAAATTTTGAAGTTGCTAAAATGTATTTATCAGCTTGGGGTGATGATGAATCGATTTATGTTAACGATTCTAATAGTAATTTAGCTTTATGGACTACTAACGGATTTAATTTACCTAACGCTACTGAAATTAATAATACAACTGGTATACCATTAAATCTCCAAAACCAATTTTCAGACCCGGGAGGTAATCTTGATGTTAACATTTATACTGGAGGAGGTGGTACATCACCAAACTATAATAATTTACCGTATGTAACTTATGAGGTTCCGGGGGCTGGTAACTATACAATTCAATATAATATACCACTTAATTTCACTCACGTAGAAGGTGAATTGCAGCAATTTATTTTTTATTTTGCAACTCCCGGAAGTGGTAATGATGTGACTTATAGATTTACAGTTAATAGTGGTACGGGTCCTTGTGCTGGACAAGATTCAGAATTTACAGCTGAAAGAGATACAGGAGGAGGTTATGTAACTTTAGATTCACGTTGTGGTAACCAAGCAGATGGATTTAGTGATGGTGAAGGATTTACTTTTGATGAGTATTTTTATGACTTTACAATGGGTGATGAAATATCAACTACAATAACAGCAGGTGATTTACCCGCTGAATTAGGGCCACATTTATATTATATAATATTTGATACCATAAATTTAAATTCATACGTTCATGTTGACCAAGGTTCTCTTTATCAAATAACAGCTGCTGCTGGTGAGTACGCATTATATGATTCATTTAATACTAAATACAAATGTATAGACTTTATGAAAGATGTCTTTACAATGTTTAGATTAGTTATGGTTCCTGATAGTACTAACCCAACTAACTTTACACTTGTTCCTTGGAACCAATATATTGGTAGAGGACGAGTTAAAGATTGGAGTGGTAAATTAGTTAAAGATAAAGATATAGTAATACGTCCGTTATTGTTAGACCAAACAGATAGACTAAGATTACAGATGGATATCGATGAAGATATCTTAAACCAAGAAAATCAAACTGTTGCAGGTGAAACATTTGGTACTAAGATATTAGACAGTGTATATGATATATTACAAGGTGAAAGAGTAATCCAAACTAAAATAGCTGCTACACCATCAACACAAATTGAAGGATGGGATGCAGATTGGGAAGATTTCTTTATACCACAAATACATGGACATAAAGATGAGGATGGTAACATACAACACATTCCGATTAAATCAAAACCAAGAATATTATATTATAATGGTTTAAAAAAGTTAGGGGGTACATCTACTTATTGGATGGAAGATGGTGCTGCTACTGCTGTAGAGTTTAATG